ACCAGAGTTATCAAGGAAGATAACTTCTGCTGCTTGAAGACCATCAAAGCAAGCATGAATTTTGCCATAACGATGCCGATACTCATTACACAGAGCATAACCGTGCCGAATCAACCAGGCAAGGTTCTCATGGGATTTTGCTGCCCATTGAGTACAGGGATGATTACGGAAGGCACCCTTCTCCGTATTGTATGGGGTGCCGTCTTTCTTTGGAATGGTGCCCCAATCATAATACCACTTGGAATAAACAATGGAAATGAGTTGACATGTTTCCAAACTCATCTTCGTTACGTGACGGTCAGGAAGTACAATAGCACTTTCTACTGGACAGGGATAAGTGACAAAAATGTTCAAAGTTAGTTCCTCAAAGTTCTGTAATAATTAAATAATTGTTCCAACTCTTCTAATGTAGCATCATTTTTGAGAATATTTGCTCTTCTGCTGACAACTGTAACATTTCCTTTTATATACCCTTTGGAACTGTCTATTCTATCAACACTTGGAGCACACATCCAAGTTTCCCTATTTTCTCTTTTTAATTCAAATCCAAATACAGGGCATTTTTCTGGAATTGTAATATCTTCTAACTCAATAGAGAATTCTTTTCCTATTCTTTTGCATCGTGATTTGATATTTTTATAAAGAAGTCTGGCAGCATCAACTTTCCAATCTCTGTTTAATTTTTCAGTTTGTCTTATTTTTATGGAACATTTTTTACAAATATTTTTAGTATCAGAATTTGGATTCCATTTTTCAATTAAACTAAACTTATTGAGATTTAATGATTGATTGCATTCTTCACAAATTTTGTATCTATTTGGATTTTCTTCTCGGTGCTTCATACCAAATTCTCTTGCATTATACACATTCATACATTTACAAGAACAGAATTTTTTTTGTCTTTTTCCAAGAGGAGAATTACATCCCAAGCAATACATTTGATTGTCTTCCAACTACATAACTATTTATAAAAAGAATACTTACAAATGTAGATGTTCATAATATAAAAAAATAAAGTTATTTAAATTCAGAATCGGGTTCCATTGGAATCCAATAATTCAAATTATACTTCTCATTTGTAAATTGGGAAATGAGTTTAGATGAAATCACAACATCATAATTTGTTGGAATAATTTTAAGATTTTCAACTTTAAAATTAAACACAAATTCCTTATCAGTTTCTCCCACAGTAATTGAATACTCGTTAGAAGTATCGTTTCTCTTATCTCTTACAACCAAACGAATTACACCAGCATCACCAATTACAGATAGATCATTCAATTGATATACTGCTGATGCTTTTTTCAATTTATCTAAATGGGAATGATCAAGTTGAAAACAAACATCTTTGGAAGGAAGTTCAATTTCTTTTTCTGGCGCAGAAACAATTACTTCTGGATCAGCAAAGAAATACTTTACCTTACGTTTCCCTTCTCGGATTACAAGATAATTATCATTTGAAAAATCAAGTTCTGGGTCTTGGTGAAGGCTAAGACCATTTAGAAATTGATTCAAATCATAAATCGCAAAGTCTTTTGGAAATTCTTCTTCAACTTCTGCCTGAGCTAAAATAGTTTTTATTACAGACATAGTGCGAATTTTAGATCCACTCTTCACAAGAATAGATTGATTAATTGACGCAAAGTTTTTAAGAATTGAAATTGTATTTTCGGATAGTTTCATTTAAATTCACCCAGTCCATTATCAACACGGCTATAATGCTTGTCAAAGTGAAGAAGTAGCATAGCATAGTGAATGACCTTGAGCAAATCGCGCTTGTTACGCCCGTTTTTCTGTCCATACCTAGAACCATACTTCAAGATATTCACTTGACAGAAATCTTGAGCAAGTCCCTTGGAAGCAGCCAAATCAATAGTTTGAATATCTTCATATCCTTCTTCACTACCAACATAATGGCTGCCATATGTACTCAGAACATATTCATTAATATCTTTTAGAATTTGTTCTTCATCGTACTTCCATTTCATAATCTAGTATCAAACTACTTCAAAATACTAACACAAAAAATAAGAAAAGTCAAGTGCTTATCTTGGAAAATCCTTTCACTTTTTCAAATGTAATAATTTTATCAAACTTATCAATCAATTCATCTGTCTTATGTGAAATCACAAATACATTAGTATCTTTAATGACATATTTAATAATTTTTGTGAAGTAATCAGTTCCAGTATTCTTTTCTTATTTTCAGCATATGTATTTTTCTTCTTTCTATTTCTTCCGCAGTCAAATTCATTTTATACCCAACATCTAGACCCTTCTTTAATCCACTTTTATGTTTTTCAAGTCTTCCTTTAACAAATCCATCTGGTTGTCCAAAAGATAAAACACCCACCTCACCATTATTCCACCACTTTCTACCTTTAGACCAATTGTTCCTACCTTTTAATTTTTTAGATATTTTTTCATTTCTTTCAGGAGTAATTGTTGGTTTTACCCCCATTCTTGCTTCGCTCATTTTTTTCCTAGTTTCTTCTGATGGATTTTTATTTGTTTCTCCAATTTTTCTTTTTGTTTGTTGGTGATGTCTTCCACCCTCACCCCCTTCTTTTAAATTATATTGTGGTTTTAACCATCTAATATAATGTTTCTCCAATTCATTAATATCGTCATCTTCATAAACACATTTTATAATTTCAATTTTAAAGTTTTCCCTACCATATTTTTTAATGGCATTATGGAAATAATCTTTTGGGTTTTTTCCGGCAGACATATGATTAGAAAATCTATTTTTAATAGATTTTTCAGTTTTTCCAATATAAAACTTACCGTTAACAATATTTTTAATTTGGTAGATATATCCTATTATCATATTGGACGAAGTATTTGATATAATTATTTATAAATCTAATACTTCGTCATATAAGAAAACCCATTTCTTTTTTTGAATTCAAGCACATTATCAAATTTATCTTCAAGTCCATTCTTATGCGAAATTACAAAAACATTAGTATCTTTAATTACATATTTAATGATTTTTGTAAAGTAATCTGTACCAAAATCATCAAGAGAAGAGTCAAAAACTTCATCAAACAAAAGAATATTACAACTAACACTATTTTTCATTCTAGCAATTTCCCTCCAAGTGAAAAGAATTGCCAAGTTAATTCTCATTTTTTCACCTTCACTGAAACTTTCATAACTGAAATCTTCGTGAATTGGAGATTTAATATGTTCTTTGAATTCATCATCAAGAGTAAAATTAATATAAAATTCCATCATCTGCAAATACTTATTGATTTGTTGATTCATCAATGGAATATACTTTTGAATAATTTTTGATTTAACTCCACCGTCTTTCATTAAAAGTTGAGCAAAGTCAAAATAATTTATAGTTTCTTTATATTTTGATTTCTTTTTAAAATTATCTTCCTTTTCTTTATGTAAAGATTTTAATTTTTCGGTTTCGATATTTCTATTTTCAAATTGCTCTATGATTGTTTGTATTTCATTTTGCAATTCTTTAATATTTTTTCTGTAATTCAAAATACAAATATTATCCTTAGAAATTTCATTATTTAATCTTGATATTTCTTTTGAAATTTGAATGAATTGATGCTCTCTTCTTTCCTCATCTTCAATTGTTTTTTCCAATTCGATATATCCTTCTTTCAAATCTTTTGAATTTGTTTCTATTTCATTTACTTTATTGGACCTAAAATCTTCTTCAATTGATTGCTTGCAAGTTGGGCATACAGAATTTTCATTAAAAAATTTGTGTTCTTCATCGACAGAAATAACTTTTTGTTGTATTTTTCCTTTGAGTGAAGTAAGTTTTTTAAGTTTAATTGCTGCATCCGAAAACTCTTCAAGTTGCGAATTTAATGAAGTGACTTTTTTTTGTATCGCGTCAATTTCACCACTCACAGAAACTTCCAAATCAGAAAGTTCTTGAATTTTATTTTTCTTTTGTTCTATATTTTCTTTACCTCTTTTTTCCAACTCTTCGATAAATTCAGTTTGCATAAAAATCTTTTCATCAATTGATTTTTCAAACAAAGTAAATTCCTTTATTTTTTCATTCGAATTTCTTATTTTTTCTTTTAAAATAGAATTCATAGCTGAAAATATTTTAATGTCCAATAAATCTTCCACAACTTCACGACGATGAGCTGTTGAAAGTTGCATAAATGGAACGAAAGAAGCACTTCCGAGAATTACAATTTGTGTAAATGATTTATAATTTAATTTGAGTATTGTATCCTCTAGATATTTTTGTTGGTCATTTGATGCTGCTACTTGATTTTGGAGAACACCATCAATCCAAATTTCAAAAATATTTGGCTTAATTCCTCTTATCACTTTATATTCTTTATCTGAAATATTAAATTCAACCTCAACCAAACATTCTTTCTCATTGGTTGAATTGATGAGTTGATTTTTTACAATCTTTCTAAATGCTTTATTGAATAAAACAAAACACAAGGCATCCAACATTGTTGAGTTATGAGACAATATTCCATTAGTATAAAATCTATGATTATTCGAATTTACTGTAAAATCATACATATTTTCATAGACATCATACAATTTCACACATTTGACCATTTCTGGCCCATCTTTGGTCATAATATAAGATTCATCAGGTATGAGATTTTTTACAAAAATCTCATTATAATTCTCTGTGAATAATATATGATCATCAGCGCATTCCAACACCAAACCATTATAAGTTTCTATTCTCCATTTTTGATATGGAATTGTTTTATGGATGTGCGTAACTTCTTCCCATCCGGTATCTGTTTCAATTTCCCAGTCGGTTAGATTTATACTATTGATAAATTTTCTATTTACTGTTTCAGAAAGTTCAAACATTCTTCAATTACCTTTTCTTTTTTAAATTTGTAATCATTTTCATTTACTCTATGAATTAAATATCCATACTTTTTATAAATTTCATCTCTCTCTTCATCTCTATTTTTATTGCCCCTACCAACCAATCCGTGCCAATAAGTACCATCAAATTCAATTATTTTTTTGCTATTTGTATCTATAAAATCTGGAAGTAACAATTTATCTAATTTTAATCTCAACTCATTATTTTTTCCAGATTTATCTGGTTTTTTATTTTCGTCAAGTTCTGCAAAAAATATGCTATCCAAAGAGTTCAAATGTGAAGAAATTTCCCAAAATAACAATTGAGATATTTTTGAAAAATTTGATTTTCTATAAGATTTGTGCCACTTTTCTTGTCTATCTAGCCATTTCTTTTTTCCATCTTTTTCACCATATTTTTCAATACATTTTTTAAGAGTGAAAGTAGATTGTTCTTGTGATATTTTTTCTCTTGCTTCCACTTCATTAAATCCTCTAACAATCCAATATTCAATACATCTTTTTGATGATACTCTTTGGATTTTATTGTTATCTTTTGCTTTTTTAGATCCTTTGTTGTTGTTTTTTTCTTTCTGTTTTTTTGCCAATTCTATGGATTCTTCTTCATTATAACCTGCTTTTAACCAATATTCTTTTCTAATTGGTCTTCTTGAATCTCTTTCATAATTTGCCTCACTTTCTGTATAATTTTTACCAGTATTTGGATTTATTTTAGAAGTCCAAAATTCTTTTGAATATGGACTTACATTTCCTTTCATAGAATTTTTCTTTGATTTAAAATGTGCCTCACCCTCTCCCCATCCACGAGAAATCCAATATTGTTTTGTGTGCTTTCCCATCTCTGGAAGTGAAAGAAGTTTAGACACATAAGATTTGCATTTTACGACATTTGATGCTTCTGGAACACTTTGAAGTTCTATAAAAAGTTTTTGTCTTAAATCAGGATGAAGATTTTGTATCTTTTCATCAAGACATTCTTCAATTTTTTCTTGAATGGTTCTACTTCTTTTGTGCGTCATAAAAGTCCCCTACTGTGGTTTCTAAAATTTCTCCGGTAATTTTATTTCTTACCTTTATTTTAGTATTTATACAAAAACACTTACCAGAACCATTTGTTCCAACAATTAATGTTGTTGGAACTTCGGCAAAATTAATTTCTGTTGGCGTATTTCCAGAAGACAAAAAATTCTTAAATTTTATTCGCTTGAACAGTATCATATTCTCTTGGTGGTATTACAAAATCATTTGAATTAATTATAACATAATTGTACCCATATATCTCGCAGGTTTTTACTGCAAGATCATCATCAACTTCAACTATAGTCATTTCAGGATAATCTTCTGCCTCCAATAATCCAGAATAACGTTCAGCATCATCACCATCCTCAAAAAGATACAGAGCCTTTTCTCCATCTTCATCGGTTACGGCATATGCCCCTTCTTCTTCTTTTCCTTTAATTGTAAGTAAATACATCAGTTTAGTTCTAATGCTTCTTTATATACATCTCGAAGTAGTTTTTTGATTATAATTTTATCTAAACCAAATTCTGCTTCTTCAACATATTTATCCAAAATAGATAATGTATCTTCGGCAGATATTTCTTCGCAATCTACATTTTCATCATCAACATCAACAATTTCTACAACTTTCAAATCCAAAGGGGATGATTTTACGATTTTATCTAGAAATTTATCAAAATCTAATTGATTTGTTTTTTTTCGAACTATAATTTTTACAATTTTATCTTTTATATTCGAACTATTAATTTCTTTTATATCACTATCTTCATAGTAGATTCTTTCAAATATATTGTATGGATTTTTAAAATATTCCAATTCATAAGTATCAGTATCAAAAATATGAAATCCTCTAGTATCATCCACATCACTCCAAAACATCTGATAGGGATTTCCGAGGTAAAATACTTTTTCATTATCAGATTTGGTATGATAATGTCCGGTAAATACTCTATCAAATTTTTCAAATTTTTCAGCAGATAAACCATCAGTCATAATATGTCCAGGATAGGCAGAAAATCCATTCAACTCCAAATGCCCAAAAACAACTTTTGCTTTGGTTTCTTGAATTAAATTAAAAGTTTCTTCTTCATTATCCGAACAAATCCAAGGAAGAACCAAAGAATTCATTCCTCCGATACAAATTTCTGTTGGTCTTGAGATTGGTATTACATTATCATATTGTCGTAATAATCCATCAACTGCATTTACTTCATTGGAATTTTTATAATAAGCTGTATGATTACCAACAATCGTATAAACTTTACAGTTCATTTTTTCTAAACGATCATAATAATTTTCTCTTGCCCAATAGAGCGTAGAAAAATCAATAGATTTGCGATTATCAAAAGTATCGCCCATATCTATTATTGTGTCTATTTTTCTTTCTTTCAAAATTGGAAAAAAAATATTTTGATAAAATTTTAAAAAGTAATCGTGAAAAATTTTTGATGATTTGCGAGCACCAAAATGTTGATCAGTTATGATAGCAATTTTCACATCAAATCCTCATAATAATACCAATTGGGGAATTTTTCATCCCTACATCTTTTTCTAATAGTAGTTGGATGCATCCCAAAATCTAAACCTGCTTCATTTGCATTTTTATATATTACACCATCTACATATATTTTTTTAAATTTTTTATTTCTTGGACACTTTAGCCAAGGTTTTTCTTTGGACTTTGATTTTTCAATAAATTTTTCAAATCCTTCAATCATTTTTTTTGATGGATTTTTCCATTTTTCCTTCATTTGTTGAGATTTTATCTGTCTATTTCTTTCTGAAAGTATTTTTCTTCTTTGTTTTGCTTTATCCGAGTTATCATTCCAATATTTTTTTGTAATATTGCTTATTTTTTCTTTAGTATCTTTAGTTCTAGGAACAGAAACCCACCCAGAAGTTGCTATTGATTTATTAAAATATTCATCATTATTTTTTACATTAAATTGCATTTGAATTTTTTTCTCTTCTAAAACTAATTCAAATGCATTCGTATTACTATACTCTGATAAAATTTCAAAAGAAAAATCATTTAT